CCATTTAAGAGTTGTTGCATCAATGTATCCACGCATCTCTTCAAACAATTCTTTGTTAACAGAGACATCATTTCTTAGAGCATCTGTTATTGCTCTATTGCCATCAATAATTGCTTGCTTATAAACTTTCTCCCAGTTTTCTTTGAACTTAGTTGTTGCTTCTGCAAACGGAGTGAGGAAGTCATTTGTTACAGCGGTAACAATTGCTGTTGCTGACTCTTTGAAGTTATCTTTGAGACCAGTTGTGACAAGACCAAATGAATCAATAACGGTTTGTTTCTTGTCTCCAAATACACCGCCGATATCGGCAAGCATTCCAATTGTTACGCCAATAACAGTATTCTCGCTAGTGTCTGAACCTAGACCATACTTTTCTTTTGCTACCAGGACTAGTTCATCAAGATTTGTGCTAAATGCACCGACAACATCATTTGGCATCTTTGTATTAATAGTTGTAGCAAAGTTGGTAAACATCTTTTCAAACGCAGCACTGTTATCAGTTGCTGTTTGATTTGTGATGTTATAAAGCTCTCCAATTTGGGTCTTGTAATCTTCAATCGTTACTGGTGGGAACTTAGTGATAGTCTCAATAGATTCTTGGAACTTAACAATTGATTCATCAAAGAATTTCTGAGCCGCATCTTTTGCTTCATTAATAGCATCTTTAAGCGCATCAAGATTTTCTTTTGCAAGGTCTTTTGCACGACCTGATTCAAGCGAATTGAGATCTTGATTAAACGATTTTGTTTGAGAAACCTGCTCAAGCTGGAGCATTCTTGCATCATCTGTGCGACCTTCATAAACAGCCAATGCATAGTTCCTACGGAACTGCTCATCACTAAGGGCTTTGTCATCAAGCATCTTGCGCTTGTTGGCTTCAAACTCTTTTGTCTTTGTTAGTGACTCTTCGGCTTTTTCAAGCTTACCAAGCGTCTTAATCTGTACATCGTAAATCTTTAGAGCAGCATCTCTCTGCTTCTCAAGAGCCTTGGTTGATGCATCAACATACTTATCAATTGCATTCTTTAATTCACCAGCAATGTAATTCTGCAGATCCTGAACTGCGCTCTTAATACCTTCCTTGAGCTTCTCACCAATCTTTCCAGATGGATCATTCTCTTCAAAGCCATCACCAGTAGCATTGGCAATAGCTTCACCAGTTTCTTCACCAATCTCTTCACCAGTATCTACAATCTTTTTCTTTCCGTTTTGAAGTGAGTGAGTGCTTTCTTTAACACCAAGATCTGCGCCTTTCTTCAAACCACTCTTGATAGTATTTGCTATTCCATCAATTGCCTTGCCATAAAGATTTACTCCGCCATCAACCAATCCCTTAGCGCCATCAGCAAGAGCGTCAATAGCACCACTAGCAGCATCGGCTCCAGCATCAACCATCCCATACATTCCGTCAATAGTGTCATTCATGCCATCACTTATTGCACTGAACCATCCCATACCTGGGATCTTGCTAAGCCAACTAAAACCCTTTGCAACTGCTTTTGGTATTGCTGTGAGTGATGTAAGCATCAATTTAACGCCTAGGGCAATAACTTTTACAAGACCCTTCATTAAACCAGCAAATATGGTGATAACTGCTTTTACTATAAAGCCAGCAACCTTGATAAGAACTTTCATTACTGCTTGCCATATACTTACAAGCACTTCTGCGACTCTGGCAAAGGCTGCTGTTAAGAACTTGAGTGCGTCACCCCAATTTCCCTTGAACATGGAAACAACAGCCATAACAATATTGACCACTGCGTACAGATATGGTTTGATAATATTTTCAACAAGCGATTTAAACGCTTGTGCAACCATTTGCACAACCTTAACGAATTGTCTAAATATTGTAACAAGTCCATTAACAGAACCTTCTGTCCCCTTTGCTCCACCACCGAACTGAGCGAACAAGTCCTGAATTGGTCTTGTTATTTCCATCAATGCTTTCTTGATGACACCGAAAGCAAATGCAAGACCTCTCAGTGGTCCAGCCGCTTTTTCTTTGAACATTCCAAAGTTTTTAACAACAAGCATTACTGCTACACCGATACCGAGAACAATTGCTCCAATACCAGTAGCAAGCATTGTCATTCTGAATATCTTCATTGCAAGATCTGCAAGTTTTACATTTGTAACAAATCCCTTAATAGCAACACCCAGTTTTCTGAATGCGCCTGGACCTGCTAGACCAAGTGTTGCTTGCTGAGCTTCAAGAGCCGCTATAGCACCCTTAGCACCACTAACACCAGCTTTAAATTGTTTAATCGGTCTTAGAGCTTCTACAAAACCTTTGCCAAGATTTGCTGTCTTGCTCGTTGTTGCAAAATCTTTAATACCACCGACAGCTCTTTGAGCACGAAGTTGTGTTTGCAATCTTGCACCTTGCATACCACCACCAGCAAGGATATTTGCTTGATCTTCTGCTGTTCCGAGGAGTCTTCTTGTTGCTGATACTCTTCCACCAGTAAGTCGTGACAGCACCCCTCTTGTGCGAGTTGGTCGTGTTGGACCAACATCATCAAGAAGCTCATTACCGCCTTGGAAAAAACGGCTTCCTAATTTATCTGTAACAATACCTTTAGCCTGATAGAATGGATCTCTATCAGCTACAAGATTTTGTCTTGCTGCTCTTGCAAGTCTTGCAGCAGAATTTGCTCTTCCAGCAGCAAGAGCATTTGGAACACTTGCAACTTTTGCAGAGTTTGTGAGTTGATATGCATACTGAGCTGGGGTTAGTGCTCTACCAGCAGCAATTTTATTAGAAATAGTTCTACTCTTGAAAAAATCAGTTTTTGTTGCACCAGTATTTCTTGACAAAAATTCTTTTAGCTGATCTTTTTGAGTAAGCTTGCCTTTTATTGAAGGAGATAGAAGTGCTGGATCATAAGTTTTTCTTGGTGCTTGGAAATTACTCATTGCTGCTTGAGCAGTTGCTTGTGCTTCACCAAGATCTGGTACTAATTTTTTAGCCAATGATGACTGAACAATGGTGCTATAGAGGGATTTTACTTTTCCATTAGCTAATGCAGCAGCTTCTCCTAAACCAGCAAAACCACCAGATGCTGATGTGAGTTTAGGGAATAGACCAGTAAGTGCTCTACCCAAAACACCCATTGATGCCTGAATCGTACCAATACCAAGAACTATTGGACCAAGAACTGCCAGAAACGCAAGGAAGCCAAGAATCACTTTGGATATATTTTGTCTAGTAGCCTCGGACAGTGATTGCCATTTTTCATAAAACACCTGAATTTTGTCAGCCAAACTTTTCAATGTTGGACCAATCGTCTTCATCAAATCCGCAGCAAAAAGCTTAAAGGAGTTTTTAATTTTCTGAACAGCTACTTCAAGCGAACCGAGTGACTGCTCCAATTCCATATCAGCAACTTGTTGAGCATTTGATGCACCAGCAAGCTCAACGAGCATTGCACGAGCAGACTCTGTTTTTGCTGTACCGATAATATCAATTCCTTCATTTTGTTTCTTCTGAACGACAACATCGGCAACTGCCTTTCTTACTTCTTTAGCTGTTTTGATTTCAGCAGCAGATACTTTTCTAAAACCCTCAACCATCTGTCCAGATTGAGCAGTTGCAATTCTTGCAATAATTCCAATATCTTTAAAGTTATTTATCGTTACTGGAAGCGCTGTGCCATTTAATTGGTTAAATTTACTTAACGCACCCTCTGCGGTGCTTGCAAGAATTGCTTCTGATGTACCAGCACTTCTTGTAGCCCTGTTGAGTTCTTTATTGAATTGCGCCATCTGCTGAATGGCGATGTACATTCTTGGTCCTTGACGCTTCTCAAAGATTTCAGACATAAGTTTAAGAGCACCCTCTGCTCCAGCAGAAGTTGACTGAACCTTGTCAAACACATCAACGATAGCCTGAAGACCAGTCAGACCAGTTTTTGTTGTTTGATTAAAAATATTTTGTGTGTCTGATGCAACTCCATATTGCTTAGCAAGACTTGCTAACAATTCTGTGTTTTGCTTAGTTGGACTAATTGCTCTTTGTAATGAAACTTTAATTGAGTTTGCAGAAGCACCAACATCAAGACCAGCAGCTTTCATAGGAGCAAGCAATGCTGCTGCTTCTGTCATTGACAAACCAAAACTCACTGCCATTGAACCTAGTTCTGGAAGTGACTCAGACAAATCTTTTAGAGTTAGCGCCGTGACATTTTCAATATTGTTAAACATATTGAGCTGTGTTCTGGCAGCAGAAATAGCTCTTGCTTCACGGTCTCTTGCATCTGTTAATTTATTAAAAGCACCAGATGCCTCAAGAGCTCTAACTGAGTTGAAATACAAAGCCTGGGCAAGGTCTTGTGCGCCAGCAGCATCCATGTTGCCGAGTTTTTCAGTAATAAGTGTTAGCTCTGTAAGTGCTGTGATATTTTCATTAACACTAATTCCCAATTCAGCAAAATCTGTTGCAAGACCAACTACAAGATCTTTTGATACACCAAATTTATTACTTAAACCAGTTAACGCAAAATCAAGAGCCTTAAATGAATCAACCATTTTGTTAATAGCAGCCTGGCGCTCTGCACCACCAAGACCCTTGCCAAGCTTCTTATCAGCCTGTTCGGCTGTCATTGCAACGCCTTCAAGAACCTTTGTTAGTCTTACAAGAGCAGCATCAACTTTAACTAAACTTTGTAG